CGTAGTGACGTTGAGTCGGTGGTGCGCACGGCCATTGCAGGCGTGTCCCACAACGTGCGGGACGAGACCTACCGGGCCAACAAGGACATCGTGAAGGAAGTGAGTTGGACAGCGGCGTTAGACCCCAGAGTGTGCGAAGTTTGCATGGACCTGGACGGCCGGACGTTCGACGTAGATGACGTGCCGGGTCTGCCGCATGTAAATTGCCGCTGTGCCACGGTCCCGGTGTTGGCGTCATGGAAGGAAATGGGCCTATCCCTGGAGGAATTGTCAGCGTCTACGCGGGCCAGCATGGACGGGCAGGTGCCGGAGAGCCTGACGTATCCCGAATGGTTGCGGCGGCAGTCGGACGAAGTGCAGGCGGAGGCCCTGGGGGTCCGCAAGGCCGAATTGTTCCGGGCGGGGGACCTGGAAATCAGCGATTTCGTCGGGGACAACAACCGTATCCTGACGCTGAAGGAATTGGAAGCGCTGGTCAACTGAAGAAAGGGTCTCGTATGGCGATTCGCCAGGCCAAGGGTGGGTATTCGCTGAAATGCAGTTCGGGCCGGACGATTAAGGCCAAGACGCGCAAGGGCGTAGTGAAGAAGCTGCGGGCCATGAAGTATTACAGCAAGGGTAAGTGACAATGGACATGTCAAAAGAGACGATAGCCAAAGTTCGCGAGGAAGTCGCCGATATATTCACACTGCTGGCTTACGTGAATGTATCGCATCACTACACCGAGTGCCAGTGCCATACCTGCGTATCCAGGCGCAAGGCGTTAGGTGTCTTGCGGATGATCGACGGCGTTGACGAGGCAAGTGATTTCGTAGGGTAGTAGAATCGCCATGGACGAAAAAGTCATAACAGAATTGGCCGACGCCTACGAATCGGACTTGGCGACGCTGGGGCCGAGGCCCGCTATCGAGAACCTCATGCGAAACTTTGGGCGGGAAATAATGCAAGCGGCTATGAAACAGGCCATGGAAGCAATCGCACGCGACATGCTTGCCGGTGGCGCATTTCCGGCTGGGGGTCCCGTAGGTTGATGAGACTTCCCATAGACTACAAGATGACACAGACGAATGAACACTTCCGGCCAATTGACCGGGAGTGATTGAAGGATATAGTCGTGAAATTGCCACGCGGGTATAGAACGACACGGACGAGCCGGGCGAACGGGACACTGACGGTATGTATTCATATAGCATGGTGGCGCAGGTGGCTTTTACTATGGAGTTGTCTCGTGAAGGTATTCCGGTTGCGTTGGCGATTAAGTAAGCAGGGACTGGTTCTCTTGGCAGAAGATGACTATTGGATAGTCACGAACAACAGTCCCGGCAAGCGGGGCATCTATCACGAATTCAAGTGTCTGGCGGACGTGGAAGTTTGGCTGAAGATGCTGGAAGACAGCAAGAAGCAGGAGTGACTTTTGTGCGGCAAAAGATCGTCGGATTTTTTGAATTAGGAAACGAGCAGGTCCAGGTCGTCTTGCGGGAAGGGGTTGGGGGGGAGTTCTGGTTGGAACCGGGCGACATTAAGTGCCCCCGGATCAAGATCGGGGCGGACCAAGCGTGCTGGGGCGACTTAGTGGCAGTGCTCGATCACGAAGCCCTGGAGTTTACGCTGACGCGGATGCGACGACGTTATTTCACGTCGATGGACTATGCGAACGATCACGGGGCCTACACCTTCTTCTTGACGCACGTAGAATTTGCGGAGGTAGCGGCGCGGGTGGCGCACTTTCTGGTCAAGTGCCTGCCGCAAATGGAAAAGGAGTGGCGGAAGTGGCGGCGGAAAAAATCCCCTTAAAGGCTATTGATGGTAATTACCATCTGCCGATAGATTGGCTTAGGTTATGGGCCTGACGCTTCATTATTGAAGGGTTTGCGGATGTTGAAGGCGGCGTTGACCAAAGAGGAATTCGAGAAGTTGGGGGACGCGGAGAAGGGGTTGTACGCGGAGGCAGACAGTCTGTATTTGCTCCAGGTGGAAGCGGTGACGATGAAGGCGGGCAATGCTACAAAGACTTTTGCCCTGGAGGACACGGCGGGCCTGCGTAGTGCTTTGAGCAAGGAGAGGACGAGTGTTGAAGCCCTGACGGGCAAGGTGAAGAAATTCGAGGAATTGACGGACGAGCCGCACGTCTACCTGGACGCGGTGAAAAAGGTCAAGGAGTTCGGCGACTTCAAGGACGCCGACGCGCGGGCCAAGGCCCAACTGGACGCCCACAAGGCGCAGTTGGAAGCGACCTACGCCAATGACATCGCCAAGCTGAAGTCGGAGAACCAAGGTCTGGCGCAGGCGCGGGACAAGGCCGTGCTGTCGCACGCCGAGAGCGTGCGGGACGGCGAGGCCCGGCGGGCGTTCGCCCAGCACAAGGTGCTGACGGACTTCCAGGACGTGCTCTTGGACAAGGTGCGGGCGGCTACCCGTGTCAAGACCAACGAAGACGGCACCTTCGCCTGGGAAGTGGTGGATGAGAACGGCATGGCGCGACTGACGAACGGGGCGGGCTCCACGGAGAAGATGTCCATCGCTGAGTTCGTGGGGACGTTCAAGAATTCGCAGGCCCTGGCAGTGTGCTTCGAGGGGACTCCGGCCCACGGGGCGGGTGCGGGCAGTGCTGGCGGGCGGGGCGGCTACAAGGCGGACCTGTCGAAGATGACAGGGCCGCAACTCATGGAATACTGCCGTATCAACGGCATAAAGAAATAACTGAAATTCGGCGGCGCAGTCCAAGGACGTGTTTCGCGGGATGCCAACCGTGAAGTGCGGCGGGACGCCAAAACTTCTTGCCTTTCTGCTACGCCACAAGTGACAACGAAAGGAAGAAGCTATGGGTCTGACACTGTTGGAAGCGGCGAAACAAGTGCTGGCGGGCGGGGAAATCTTCCGTGCCAGTATCATATCCACCTTTGCGGAGCAGTCCGACCTGCTGCGGGTCCTGCCCTTCACCGGGATTCAGGGCAACGCCTACCGCTACAACCAAGAAAAGACGCTGCCCGGCATCGGTTTCCGGGGCGTCAACGGGACCTGGACGGCCTACACGGGCATCCTGAATCCCGTGGTCGAGCCGCTGGTCATCGCGGGCGGCGAATTGGAAGTGGACAACTTCATCATCGCCACGATGGGTGAAGGGATTCTCACGACCCAGCGGGCCATGAAGATCAAGGCCCTGGCCCACAACTGGACGCTGAAGTTCCTCAAAGGGGACAGTGAGACGACCAGCAAGGAGTTCGACGGCCTCCAGAAGCGATGTGTGGGCAACCAACTGGTTGCAGCCGGGACGACGAACACTGGTGACGCCCTGTCGCTGGCGAAGCTCGATGAGTTGATCGACGCCGTCTACAACCCGACGCACCTCATCATGAACAAGGCCATTCGTCGGCGTCTGTCCACGGCGGCCCGGACCCCGAGTGTCGGCGGCAACTACGTGGTTGCCAAGGACGAGTTCGGGCGGCAGGTGTCCACGTACAACGACCTGCCCATCATCATCGCCGACGAGGACAACACCGGGGCGCAGATTCTGGCGTTTGACGAGGCCCCGTCGGTGGCGGGCGGAACGTCCGTCAGCACGTCGATCTACTGCGTGTCCCTGGCGGACGACGGCGTGGCAGGTCTTCAAAACGGGATCATGCGGGTCGATGACTTCGGCCAACTGGAGGCCAAGCCCTGCAACATGGTCCGTGTCGAGTGGTACTGCGGCATGATGATCCTGCATCCCAAGGGTGCGGGCCGCCTGTACGGCATCACGAACGCAGCTGTCACGGCCTAAGCCGATGGAATGAGTTGAGGGGCGGGCACTGATGGTGGCCCAACGGTGCCCGCCTGCCTCTTGCTCGATAATAGAAATCTCCCCCCTACTTGAAGGGAAAAGTAAATGACAACGTACCGCAAACCGAATTTTACCGTGGATGACAACATGGCCCTGAAGGCATCCGGGGCTATTGCCGCTTCGGCGGCTGTGGCGACCGTTATTGACCTGGGTGAAGCGTTCGCCGAGGGCGAAATCGTCATCGACGTGACGGCCATGGACCAGGTTGGCAACGATGAAATCTATGACATCGTCGTGCAGTTGACCAACACGGCGGCCTTCGCGACGGACACGGACATCGTGGACCGCTGTTCGCTGACCTTGGCGGCGGCTGAGGTCCAGCGAACGGACGCCAATGCCGACAACGCGACCGGCCGGTATACCCTGCCGTTCGACAATGAGCACAAGGGCACGATCTACCGCTACCTGCGGCTCTACACCGTGGTGGCGGGTGCCACGGGCAGCATCACCTACAGCGCTCGGCTGGCCAAGCGGCTTGGCTAAGCGAAGCAGCAAGCGTCACCTACCCTATGCAAATATTTACATAGGGTAGGTGACTTCATACCCACTAGGAGCAAGGCATGGAAACCAGAGGAATCGACTTTGAGTCCCTGATTGACGTGGACGGCAAAGTGCTCGTGTGGCATATCGCGGAAGCCAAGTATAAGCGTTTGGCCCCCATCGACGCGCGGGAGCAATTGAACCGGGGCATCGTGTCCCTCACGGCCCCTGCCGAGGTTGCCGAGCAGCCGCCGGAGCCGGTAAAGCCGGAGTCCTTCAACGTGGACAAGGCCCATGTCGGCGAACTGCGCGGCCATGCCGAGTCCCTGAATATCATCGGGGCGGCATCCATGACGAAGGAGGAATTGAAGGTAGCGATTCGCGAAGCCCAACAGACAGGAGGCTCCGATGCAACGGTTTAGGCTGATTTGGCAGAGCTTGCTGTTTCTGACGGCGTGCCTGGCGGTCGTGGCGTTGGGGGCGACCTGGCAACTCGGGTCAACGGACGACCCAGTGCCTGGCTACCAGATTCCCGGCACGTCCTGCGTCCTACAGGATCACTGGTATCTGGTCCGGGACGCGGTGGACGCCAATGACCCGAACCTGACGGCCACTTTGAAGGTATGGGGCGGCGTCACGCTATCCCCCTTGCGGCGGGACTGGAATACGGTCACCCTGGCGTTTCTGGCCTACGGGGACGGCAACGGGGTGGGCGACCCGAACGGGGGCAGCTTCGACTTTGAGATTTACGGCTGCCGCCAGCACAGTTCCCTGGAGTTGGTCTGTTCCGGCGACGCGAACGTGGGCGAATTGAAGGCGGCCTGCCTGCCGTTCGATTCGACCGGGGCGCTCCTGGCGGACCCGAACAACTACAAGTGGGTTGAGGGCGACCCGAACCTGATAGCGGCGCAGAGTTGGGGTTCTACCGTGACCGGGACAACGGACGCCAACGGCCTGGGCAAGATCGAGTTCGATCCACAAGGCTGTCCCTACATCTATGTGCGCCTCTTCGGCATCGCGAACCTGACGACGATCTATCCCCTGATTACGGGAAGGTAAGCCGATGGCGCTGGTGGTGGAAGACGGCACGGGCAAGGCGGACGCCAACAGTTATCTGAGCGCAGAGGACGCGACGGCGTACCTGACGGTCTACGCGACGGCGGGCAATTTGGTGACGTGGACGGCTTCGGCGGCGAAGGATGCCGCCTTGATGGTCGCGACGCAGTACCTGGACAACGAGTTTGCGGGCCAATGGCGGGGTGTGCGGACGAACGAAACGCAGGCCCTGGCCTGGCCGCGTGACGGCGTGGAAGACGACGACGGCTTTGGGGTAGACGACGATGCAGTGCCCCAAAAACTCCAAGATGCTTGCGCTGAGTTGGCTTTGCGCGTGGTGTTGGGAGACAGCCTGCATCCGGTCGAGACATCGCCCGGCGCGGTCCAGTCCGAATCTATCACCGTCGGCCCTG